CGCCGGCATCAGAGGAATTAAACTCAATGATGGCGACTATGTTGTTTCTGCAAGAATTATTCCTAATGGAACTGAAGAATACGTTTGTATTGCTTCCAACTCTTTAATAAAGAGAGTAAAAGCTAGCGACTTTTGTATTCAGCAAACAAACACAAAAGGAAAGCGCATTTCAAAGCTTAAAGATGAAAGCATAATGGTAGATTTCATTCCAATTAAAGATGAAAATGAAATAATCGTTACATCTACACGCTCTCAAGTAAAAATAAAGAAATCAGAAATTAATCTATTAGCTACTTCAGCATTAGGTACAAAAGCAATAAAATTAGGCGGTGAGGCCACAGTAATCGGCCTCGAAGCTGTCTGATTTTTAGAAAAAACATAAAAATTGAATATTGATTTTTGACATTTTGCCGAAAATGTGATATAATATAATAAAGATAAAAAATTGTTGAAAAGGCTTACGAGCCTTAAATATAAAGAAAAAAGGAGAAGATTATTATGATTTTGAAACCAAAGACACAAGAAATTTATGACTATTTGAAGGCACATGGAAAATCTTCAATGGAAGACATGGTCGAGGCAACAGGAAGACAGAAGAGGTCAATTAGTGGTAGTATTACTGCTCTCAGCAACCAGAAGTTTGCTATTAGAGAGGAAATTGACGGAATTGTTTATGTTTCTTTGACAACCGAAGGTCTCAACTTCGTTCCATCTGAGGAATAATCAAGGTAATAAAGGAACTATTACGATAGTTCCTTTTTTTATAACAAAATAAAGATTTTAAAAATCAAGGAGAAAAAATTATGAGACAAGCAACAAACAAAGTAAAACTCACAGGACTTCTTTCAGAGGTAGATCTCGAGGACGCATCGTTTGATAGTAATGGTAGTCCAGTAGAAGTAATTAGAGGAACAATTAAGGTTAAGATTAACCTACCAGTGGGTGATAAGATTATCCCTAATGAAGTACCAGTACAGGTATTCTGTAAGAAGTACAAGAATGATGGAAATCCTAACACAGCTTATGATGACTGGAAAAAGGTAAAGGAAGAGTATGTATCTATCGCATCCGGCGGCGAAGCTAAGGCAGATGCAATCTGCGTAACAGGCGCGAATGTACAGGAGAACACATATTATAATGCCAACGGTAATAAGGTATCTTATACTCGTATTAGAGGTTCTTTTGTAAAGCATGTTGATAAGGGGCATATGGTTCCAGAAGCATCTTGGGAACTCGAGTTTGTAGTAGGAAACAAGGCATATGTTCTTGATGATGACGGAGTAGAAACAGATAAGTTCTGCATTAATGCTATTGTTCCACAGTACGGTGGCGCAGTAGATGTAGTACCTATCTTTACAACAAATCCTATGGCTATTAAGGATATTGAGCAGTGGGAAGATGGCAGTACAATGAAGGCTTATGGTCGTCTCAACTTTACAGTTGGTGAGCCAGGTACAGCTATTGCTAGTGATGATACTTGGGGAGAGATTCCTGAGCAGAGAACAACTGGCGGAACTCGTAGCGTAAGCGAACTTATCATTCAGAAGGCATCAAATGAGCCACTTTCTGGTGAGTTTGCATTCGATCCAGCTGAAATTAATGGCGCTCTCGCAGATAGAGAGAAGAGAATTGAGCAGTCTAAAGATAAGAAGTCTTCTGGTGTAAGTACAAAGAAGGCTCCTGCGAAAGGAAAGGCAACATTTGCTAACCTCGGATTTTAATCTGGAGGTATAGTAATTTATGGGTAAAATAGATTTATTAAATATTGAACCTACTAAAATATCAAGCGATTTGGCAAGTAAGTATATTTTAATTTATGGGGAGTCTAAAACTTTGGACATTCAATAAGTGATTATTGTCTAAATTGTAGTAAAAAACTGGAAGCCTAAGTCTTTTAAAGATAAGGTAATCAGAGCGGAAGGCTTTGTGTAAAAGCAAAGTCACGCGCAACGCATAGAAAAATTAAACACTAAGGAGGTTGCTCGGTGTGAGGAACTATTTTACAGAAGAACAAGAGAAAAAAATAATTGAATTATATACAAAAGAACAACGTGGTCAACTCTATTGCGCAAAAGCGGTGGGGTCGACAAACGTACAAAAAGTAAAGCAAGTTTTAAAAAAATATAATATTCCTATTCGTAATTTTTCACAGGCCGCAACGGCATCAAACCAGAATCGCGCCCTGAAAAAAAATGAGGACTTTTTTAAAACTGAAACTCATGATATGGCTTGGGTATTAGGATTTCTAGCCTCTGATGGTTGTATTTGTAAAGACACTAACAAAATTATGATTTCTTTACAAAAACGAGACGAAGAGGTCTTAAGAAAACTTAAAGAAATAATTGGTATAGAAAATGAAATTAAATATTATACAACAAAAGATGGTTTTGAAGTGGCTAAATTACAGTGGACCTGCGCGGAGCATAAAAAAGATTTAGCAAGATATGGAATAATTCCACAAAAAACTTTTGAACTTATTCCACCATATAATCTTGATAAAAAATATTGGATAGATTATATTAGAGGATATTTCGATGGAGATGGAAGTATTAACCACATTCATAGATATACCGAAAAAGGTCGGGGTAATGGTTCATTAAGATGGCAGTTGTGCGCCGCGACGGAAGACATACTTAATTTTGTTGTAGATTATTTTGAAGAATTAGGAATACCTAGAGTGAATATTCAAATTAGAAATAAAGAAGGACAAAAACCTCTTTATTATATACAATATTCAAGCGTAGCCACAAGAAAAATCCACGATGTTTTATATACTCCTAATTCAATTTTTTTGTCAAGAAAGAAAGAACATTTTGACTATATTTTAACTCAAGTTAAACCCTTAATGAAATAATTTTCCACGAGACTACATTCCATCGGTGCGATGGAAAATAGATATGCTGAACTTATAAGAAATTATAAGAGCTGCCGGATAAAAAGCTGGCAGGGTAACAAATTGAAAGTTGGTAAAACTAGTTTTGCTACACAGATTCCTAATTCACTACTTCTTGCCTTTGAGCAAGGTTATCACGCTCTCAATGGCGTAATGGCTGTTGATATTGATAAGTGGAGCACGTTTAAAGATATTATTAGACAGCTTGGAAAAGAAGAGGTAAAAGCTAAATATTCTTGTGTTGTTGTAGATACAGCTACTATCGCATATGATTATTGCGAGCAGTTTATTTGCGCAACAAATGGCGTAAAGAGTATTGGAGAAATCGGTTATGGCAAAGGCTACGCTGAAACAAAACACGAGTTTGCCACTGCGTTTCAGCAGATTGCTCAGATGGGCTATGGTATTGTGTTTATTTCTCACGCAGAAAAGAGAGTTATTACTGATTCTCAAGATAACGAAATCAAAGTTCTTTCACCAGACTTACAGAAGCGCGCGGCGCAAGTAATTGAGCCTATGGTTGATATTATGGGTATGATTGATTGCGTTGTACATGATGACGGAACAAGCGAAAGATGGCTCTATACAAGAAAAACTCCTACTGTTATGGCAGGTTCTCGTTGGAGATATCTTGATGCTAAGATTCCTTTTGGTTATAAAGAACTTATTGATGCTATTGATCGTGCTATCTCAAAAGAGGTAGAAAATGGCGCAGAAGTAACTAATGAAAAGGTTGCTATTGTAACAGAAGAATTAGATTATAAGGCAATTAGAAAAGAAGCAGAAAAATTATGGAAGGAGTTGGTTGCCGAGGACAATAATAACGCACAGTTAATTATTGAAAAAGCAACAGAAATATTTGGACACGAAGTTCGTCTAAGTGAGATTACAGAATCTCAAGTTGAGCCTTTCAGTATGCTTCTTAATGAAATGCGTGAAATGGCAAAATAATTTAGTTAGAGCCTCGTTAGAAATAACGGGGCTCAAAATTGACTTTTAGTCAAAAATATGTTATAATAAATTATAAAAGTAAAATGTAGGAGTATGTATGGGTATTGTTCATTGCCGAGTATGCGGTGGAAATATTGATAGAGAAAATGATGCTGACGGAACATGGTTTTCGCCGGCAAAGAACTATTTTTATCACGTTAAATGCTATGATACTTGGAAAAAGAAAAAAGACGACATACATAGCGAAGCAAATGAGAAACTTTGGAAGGACGCGGTTTATGAGTATCTTAAAAGAGATATGAAAATAGTCGTAGATTTTCAAAAGTTTAATTCTCAATGGAACTCTCTTATAAAGAAAAATAGAACTCCTAAAGGTATTTACTTTACAGTTAGATACTTTTATGAGATTCAAAAAGGCGACAAAGATAAAGCGCAAGGTGGAATAGGTATTGTTGAATATATTTATGAAGAAGCGTGCGCGTACTGGTGTGAAAAGGAAAATAGAGAGTCAGGAATATTAGATAAAATTGAAGAACAAATTAAGTCAGAAAAGTCAAGAACGACAAGAATTGTTCATCAACCCAAGAAAAAGAAAAAGATTGCTCCTACATTTGAAGAAATTGAAATGATGGAGGGCGTAGATGATTGTTGATAAAAGTTGCGTGCAACAAATATTGGGATCGTTGATTAAGCGTCCTCAATATTTGGCAGAGGTTGATAAATATAATTTGACAGTATCTGATTTTCAGACATCTTTTGAAAGATATATCTTTATGGCTATATCTGGATTGTTTGAAGGTGGCGCAAAAGTAATAACTCCACCAGATATTGTAAATTATTTAGAAACTAATGCAATTGCGAAATCAACATTTGAAAAGTATAATGGTGTTGAATATCTTCAAGATATTGAAGAGTTTGTAGAACAAGATAATTTTGATTATTATTATGGAAGATTAAAAAAGATAAATCTTCTTAATGATTTAAAAAAGCAAGGATTTGATATAAGTAAATATTATATTGAAGACTTGACAAATCCTAAATCTATTGAAGTAAATAAGCACTTTGAAGAGCTAAAAACGCAGGATATTACTAATGATATAAAGAAAACTTTATTATCATTAGAGGGAGAATATGCAAAAAGTGAAGAGATAAAAGTTCAGTCAGTAGTAGATGGTTTAGATGAACTATTAACGTCATTCGGTACTGGCTCTGATTTTGGTTTGCCTGTTCAAGGTGAAATCTTCAATGAAGTTATCAGTGGCGCGCGAAAAGGCACATTAACAATTAGATCTGCTGGCAGTGGTGTTGGTAAAACAAGAAATGCAGTTGCAGATGCGTGTTATTTAGCATATCCAATGAGATATAATCATGAGATTTGTAAATGGGAAAAAGTTGGTAGCTGTGAAAAAATATTGTTTATTTTGACAGAGCAAAACTTTGAAGAGATACAAAAGATGATATTATCTTATTTGACGGGAATAAATGAAAGTCGATTTAGATATGGTAATTTTGATGTAGATGAAGCTGGGCTAATAAAGCAAGCAATAGACATTATTGAAACTTATAAAGATAACTTTACAATGTTGAGGATGCCCGAACCTACGGTTGGAGCATTAAAGACAATGATAAGAGAACAATGCTTCTTAAACGATATAGGATATGTATTTATGGACTATATTTTTATCTCGCCGGCATTATTAAATGAGTTTAGAGATTTAAGATTAAGAAATGATGAAGCATTATTATTGCTAACAACTTGTTTAAAAGATTTAGCTGTTGAGTTAAACGTATGTATGTTCTCATCAACTCAGTTGAATGCGAGAAGCGAAGACAATCAAGACATTAGAAACGAAAGCTCTCTCGCCGGCGCGCGTTCAATTATAAATAAAGCTGATAATGGCGTTATTGCGATGAGACCAACCCCAGCCGAATTAGATACTTTAAAAGAGCTTGAGGATAGATTAGGAGTAAGAGAACCAAACATTGTATATGACGTATTTAAGGTGCGCGCGGGCCGATGGTCGCAAGTACGTATCTGGTCATATATGGATTTAGGAACTTTAAGAAAAGAAGACTTGTTTATAACTGATAGCAGATTGAATCCTGTAAAGGACTTCTCTATCGGAGAAAGAATTAAAATTGTAACTTGGAGCGAACAAGAAGAAGACGAAATAGATAATTATATAAGAGAATTAAACGGAATAGAGCTACCACCATGGGAAGAATAATAGAAAGGATAGAATATGATTAATTATGAAGAAATAATTGAAGAATTGGACGTGGAACGAGTGAAAGATTTGCTCCGCGCGCTTGATGTTCCATTTAGGACTCAGAGTGATTGTTTAATTATGCCGACAGTATGCCATAATGCAGATATAGATGAGGCATCATATAAATTATATTTTTACTTTGATAGTAAGATTTTCTATTGTTATACTGAGTGTGGTAGTTTTTCTATATTCTCATTTCTAAAAAAGTTTTATGAAACTAGAGATATAGAATATGATTGGTATGACGATATTTATAAAGTCGTTCTCGATTGTTCTAACTATTCTGCAAATTATTCAAGCGAAGAAAGATATAAAAGTATAAAAAACTTGTTTGAAAAGAAAAAGACAGATATTAATCTGCCTGAGTATGATGATTGTGTATTAGATTGTTTTATCCGATATTATCCGATCGAATGGACTAATGATGGAATAACTAAAAAAGCAATGGATAAGTTTGATATTAGATACTCAATCTCACAACATAAAATTGTTATCCCGCACAGAGACGTTTCGGGAAAGTTAGTAGGAATAAGAGGTCGTGCTCTCGACGAATGGGAGATCGAAAATGTGGGCAAATATTTGCCTATGAAAGTAGAAAACATCTGGTACAGACACCCCCTTGGACTCAATTTATATGGACTATATGAAAATATTGATAATATAAGACAATCTGGAATTGTATATGTTTGTGAAAGCGAAAAAGCTGTTTTGCAGGCAGAAGGATTCTCGTTTCCCAATTGTTGTGTTGCTGTATGTGGAAGCAATTTTAATAAATATGCGTTAAAGATATTAATAAAATTGTGTAAGCCGAGAGAAATTGTTATTTGTTTTGATAATGAGGAGGTCGCCGGCGAGGATAAATATTTTAAAAAATTAATGAATATTTGTAAAAAATATAAAAATTATTGTCAATTCTCTTTTGTTTATGATAATAAAGGATTAACAGAACTAAAAGATAGCCCAACAGATAAAGGAGAAGAGACATTTGTTAAGTTAATTGAAGGGAGAGTGAGGGTAAAGTGAAAACTCAATTAATAAACCCGAACTACAAAAGCGATTACGTGCGTAATCTGCTAAAATATAGAGGGGTAGATGATTTTAATGGATATCTTGTTCCTAATAAAGGTTTATTATAGGAACCAGATAACTTAGATAATATACATCAAGCGTATGAGCTTATTATGGAAACATTAAATAAGAATAAGCCAATTGCCTTGATCGTAGATTGTGACGTAGATGGATTTACAAGCTCAGCAGTTACATATTTATATTTAAAAGAATTAAAACCAGATGTTGAGATTTGTTATTTTTTACACGAACATAAAGGTCACGGACTTCAAGATTTAATTAATGAAATCATTGAATCAGAGAAAGATTGGGGACTTGTAATTGAGCCGGATGCCGGCAGTAATGATTTAGAATATCACAATATGCTCCAATCTATGGGGATTCCTGTATTAGTAATGGACCATCACGAATTAGATAGAGAAGTAAGTCGAAATTGTGTTATAGTAAATAATCAAACATCTGAAAATTATAAGAATAAGGATTTAACAGGCGTAGGAGTTACCTGGCAAGTTTGTCGCTATATTGATAAACAGAACGGTACTAATTATGCCGATAAATATATAGATTTAGTGGCACTCGGAGTAGATGCTGATATGGGAAGCGTTCTCTCGTTAGAGAACAGATATATAATGTATGAAGGATTTAGTCATATAAATAATGAGTTCTTTAAACAAGCGATAGAAAAACAAAGCTTCTCTATGAAAGATGAGATAAATCCAATAAGTGTAGCATTCTATATTGTTCCAATGCTTAATGCAATTGTTAGAGTTGGTACAATGGATGAAAAGAACAGAATGTTTATGTCATTTATTGCGCCAGATGCTCTTGTAGAAAGCCATAAGAGAGGCGCAAAAGGAGAGTTAGAAAAAGTATCAGTAGAGTGTCTTAGAGAGGCCACAAATGCGCGCACAAAGCAAAATAAAATACTTGATAATCTTGAAGAAGTAATGGAAATTAAGATTGCCAAGTACGATTTATTAAGTAATAAAATATTGTTTATTAGATTAGATGAAGACGATGACTTTCCAGCTGAAATAAATGGGCTTTTGGCTATGAGATTAAGCAAAAAGTATAAGAAACCAACTATTGTAGCCAGATTAAATGATTCTGGAATGGTACGAGGAAGCGCGCGAGGTCTTGATGCTTGTGAGTTAAAAGATTTAAAGCAATTCTTTACTGAAAGCGGACTTTTTGAGTATGCACAGGGTTAACACAATGGCCCATAACATCTTTTCCGTTTACCAGCGGGGTCAATTTTATTGGCTAACGAGAAATCCTAAGTCTATATGATATGGAAACCTCGTGGGAAATAATGATGATTATAACAATTTTTAAGGAGGTGAAAGAATGAAGAAGGCTGTGTATAAAATAACTAATAACGTAAATAAAAAGATATATATAGGTATATCAAAACACCCAGAACAACGATGGAAAGAACATTGTTATAGAAAAGAAAAATATGCTTCTTTGATAAATAAAGCAATAAATAAATATGGAAAAGATAATTTTTCTTTTGAAATTATTGGATGGTTTAACAATGCAGAAGAAAAAGAAATTGAATTAATAAATCAATATAGAAGTTTAGTTCCTTATGGATATAATATACACAAAGGAGGAAATGTCCCTCCTCTCTTACAAGGGGAAAACAATCCTCATACTAATTTATCAGAAGAAACGATAACAAATATTCAAAAAGATATGCTAAATTATTCAATAAGTCGCCAACAAATAATTAAAAAATATCACATTACGCAAGATATTTTTAGACATATTAACGAAGGTAGTTCATGGCGCAAAGATAATCTTACATATCCACTAAGACCAACTGAAAAGGAATTAAAAGAAAGAAAAGCCGACATGGTAAAAGACTTGCTTATAAATTCTAATTTATCCCAAAAAGAAATTGGAAGAAAAGTTGGGTGGAATCATTCTGCTATAACTATGATAAATATAGGCAAAAATCACTATGATAAAAATCTTACCTACCCATTGCGGGAAGGTAGACATTATTAATCATCATTAAAACCTGTAACGACTATCTCCACTTTGGAGAGTAAGACTACTATTGGTACGTAGTTTGAAATGGATGTTCTATCCGTAAGGATAGTAAAAAATAGTCTATACCATTGGAAACAATGGAATAATATGCACGCAAATGCACATGGAATCAGTATTTCTAATAAAAACATAGACAAGTTCCATTTATATGCGAATGACGCATTAAAAGACATCGATTTTGGCGAAAACATTTATGATATTAACTTTGAACGTTTAAGTGCCGATGAAGACTTATATGATTTAATTATGGAACTTGGAAAATATCCAGATGTATGGGGAACCCATAATCCTGCGCCAATGATAGGTGTAAATGATATTATTGTGAATAAAAAAGACGTACAAATATTGGGCTCAAAGAAAAACACCGTTAAAATTGAGAAGTATGGTATTACATACATAGCATTTAACGCCGAAGATATGATCGAAGAAATAGAGAAATATAATAGTTTTAAACTTAATGTCGCCGGCAAAGCAAATATAAATGAGTGGAATGGTAATTTTACTCCACAAGTTATAATTGATGGCTATGAAGTTAATGAAGACGATGGATTTTAAAACTTGATTTTTTATTAAAAATATGTTATAATATAATGAAAAGAAAAATAAAAAAGGAGTGAGAAATATGGATATTGAAAAATTAAATAGAATTGATACTCATTGTCATTCACATTATAGCAATATCCGTATGATTGACTCAATCAATCGTCCTAAAGATATGATATTAACAGCTCATAGTTTAGGAATGAGAGGAATTGTATTGACAGATCATGAGGCGCTATGTGGCGCAGTTGAGTGGCTACAATTAGAAAAAGAGTTTAAAGAAAAAGATAAAATTGATAAAGATTTTAAGTGTGGTCTTGGAAATGAGATTTATCTCATAAATGAGAGAGGTCCTAAACAAAGATATTATCATTTTATTCTAATAGCAAAAGACACAATAGGTTTTAGAGGTTTATGTAAATTATCTTCAAACTCTTGGTACAATAGTTATTCTGATAGAGGAATGGAAAGAGTTCCAACATTAAAAAGTGAGCTCCAGGAATTAATGAAAGAATGTAAAGGCCATATTATAGCCACAAACGCTTGTATTGGTGGAGAACTTGGGAGTCTTGTATTAGAATTATGTGATATGGAAGACAGCGGAGCAAATGAATCAGCCATTTATCAACAAAAATTAGCGATAGTTGATTTTTTAAATTGGTGTAAAGATTTATTTGGTGATGATTTTTATGTTGAGTGCGCCCCTGGTACTTCGGATGACCAGATAAAGTTTAATAGTCGTATTAAAGAAATAGCGGGCGCGCTCGGCTGTAAAATGATATTTGCGACGGATGCTCATTACCTAACAGAAGCCGATAGATCTAAACATAAAGGTTATTTAAACTCAAAAGAAGGTGAAAGAGAAGTCGATGACTTCTATATGGATACTCATCTTATGAGTAATAAAGAAGCATATGAAAAATTGTCAGTTGTATTCTCTGATGAAGAGTTTGAGCAAATGTGCGCGAACTCAATGGAAATATATGATAAGTTAGGTGAATATGATATCTTTCATAAACCTATTATTCCTAAAGTGGATGTTAAGTTTTATGAAATTGGCGACAAATATGGTATAGATAAATATCCTATTTTGTCAAAATTATTAAAGTCAGATAAAGACCAAGAAAGGTATTGGGCAAATCAATGTCTTGAAGGTCTTAAAGATAAAGATTTATGGAACGACAAATATTTAGAAAGACTTGAAATAGAAGCAGATGTAATTGATACAATAGGTCAAAAGCTTGAGAACTGCTTATTTGAATATTTTAACACATTCCAACACTATATTGATTTATTTTGGGAGTGTGGAAGTTTAAGCGGTCCCGGCAGAGGTTCGTCTGTGTGTTTCTTGTCAGACTATTTATTAGGCATAACTCAGTTAGATCCAGTAGAATGGAACTTGGATTATTGGAGATTTTTAAACAAAGAAAGATTAGAATTGCCTTAACAATATGGGGCAAGTAAAAATAGGTGAATGCTTTCTCAGCAGTGTGCGCGCGAGCGTGCTAACGGGGAAACCTCAGCACATAATGGTGGTGGCAATCCCGTGCGAAGCCTGAAAAGGAACGTGTAACGACTAAATGGAGTAATGTCCGAGAGGAATAGAGATGAGAACTATTTCGTAGCGCCTATCCCGCAAACGCGGTGATGATATAGTCTAATCCCCTAAGAAGTATCGGGAAACCGAGGGTGTAAATGGATATTGACACTGATTTGTCTCCTTCAAAGCGTAAATTAATCTTTAAAAAGATAAGAGAAGAAAGAGGCGAATTAAACTTAATCCAAGTAGCGACATTTGGTACAGAAGGAACTCGTTCAGCTATTCTCGCAAGTTGTAGAGGATATAGAAGTGAAGAGTATCCAAATGGAATTGACGTAGATATAGGTCAGTATATGACAAGTTTAATACCTCAAGAAAGAGGATTTCTATGGCCTATTGAAGATGTTGTTTATGGTAATGATGAGAAAGATCGAAGACCAGTAAGAGCATTTATAGATGAAGTTGATAAATATCCAGGTCTTTTAGAAAATATTATGTCTATTGAAGGACTTGTGTGCCGACGCGGGCAACACGCATCAGGAGTAATGTTATATAACAATAGTCCTCTTGATACAACGGCATTAATGAGAAGCCCTAATGGCGATTTAACAACCCAGTTCGCGCTTCACGAGAGTGAGGCACTCGGAGATACAAAGTTCGACTTCTTGGTAACTGAAATATGTGACAAGATAACTAACTGTATTAATCTTTTAAAAGATGATGGATATTTTAGTGAGTGTGAAAGTCTTAGAGAAGTTTATGAAAAATATCTTCATCCTGCTGTAATAGATTTAAAAGACAATAAGATATGGGATTCTCTTGAAAAAGGAGACACAATGGATGTATTCCAGTTCAACAGTGATGTTGGACTTCAGGCGGCGAAAATGATTAAGCCACAGAATCCTATTGAAATGATGATGGCGAATGCACTTATGCGTCTAACGGGTGAAAAAGGTAAAGAACGTCCTCTCGACAGATATGTTCGTTTAAAAAGTGATATGAAACAATGGTATAGCGAATGTAGAAGAGCGGGATTAAGTGAAGAAGAGATTAAATATCTTGAACCTTATTATTTGCCAGTGTGCGGATGCCCTACAACGCAGGAAAAGCTGATGTTGTTATGTATGGATGAGCATGTTGCACATTTTAGTCTTGCAGAAGCAAATAAAGCCCGTAAGATTTGTGCAAAGAAAAAGATGTCGGAAGTGCCAGCATTAAAAGAGAAATTTATTAGTAATTGTGGCAAAAGAGAATTAGGTGATTATGTATGGAAGACAGCAATTGAGCCGCAGATGTCTTATGCATTTGCGGAGCCGCATGCTCTCGCATATAGCTTCGTAGGCATACAGACGTTGTTATTAGCCACAAATTATCCTTCAATATATTGGAACTGCGCGTGTTTGATCACAAACAGCGGCGGCGACGAAGAGATAGAAGAGTTTGATGAAGACTTAAATGATTATGATGACGGAAAATTCGAAAAGTATTCAAATGAGCTTACAGAATTTAATGATGAAGAAGATAGTGATGATGATATTGTAAATAGTTATGAAGAAGAAGATTGCGATGGTTATCCTTCTGAAGTTGTTGTAATGAAAGACGGAAAGAAAAAGAAAAAAGTTAAAAATACAAACTATGGAAAAGTTAGTATTGCAATTGGACAAATGGCGAGAAAAGGAATTATAGTATCTCCGCCAGATATAAACAGATCATCATTCACATTCACCCCTATTATAAATGAAAATAAAATTATTTATGGTTTAAAAGGTATAACACGAATTGGTTCAGATTTAGTTCAACAAATTATGGCTAATAGACCATATGAATCAGTTGAAGACTTTTTAGATAAAGTAAAAATAAATAAAGTTCAAATGATAAACTTAATTAAGTCGGGCGCGTTTGATATATTTGATGATAGAGAAACAATTATGTATCAATATATTGAAAGCATCTCTGAATTAAAAAAGAGAGTAACAATGCAGAATCTTGGTATGTTAATTGAGAAAGGATTGTTGCCGGCGAGCGAATTTGAACTTGAAATAAGAATATTTAACTTTGGAAAATATATGAAAAAGTTAAAGAAAGGTGAATATATCGTTTTAGATGAAATAGCAATGTCATTTTATGAAAATAATTTTGATATTGATAAACTAGAGTTTGATGATGCGGGGCGCGCGAGAATAAATTGTATAACTTGGAAAGATATGTACGATAAAGCAATAGCAAGATTTAGACCATACATACAAGAAAATGCAAAAGAACTATTAGCAAAATTAAATGAAAATATATTAGATGAAACTTGGAGTAAATATTGCGAGGGCTCAATCTCTAAATGGGAAATGGATAGTGTATGTTTCTATTCTCACGAGCACGAATTAGAGAGAATTAATCATGCGCGACACGGTTTTAGTGATTTCTTTAAAATGCCATATGAGCCTAAGGTAGAAAAGACATTTCAAACAAGAGATGGAAAGATTATTCCTATATATAAGATAGAAAGAATAGCCGGCACGGTATTAGATAAAGATAAGAATAAAAAGACAATATCTTTATTGACAAAATATGGTGTTGTATCTGTAAAAGTATTTGGTCCAGTTTTTGCTAATTATGATAAAAGAATATCTGAGGTCGGCGCAGATGGCAAAAAGCATATTGTTGAAGAAAGCTGGCTAAAACGCGGAAACAAAATTATCGTAACGGGAGTTCGTAACGGAGACGCATTTATAGGAAAGAAATATAAAGCAACTCCATACCATCTTATTGAATTGATAACAGATGTAGAAGAAGATGGCACATTTAGTACGAAGACAGAACGATATGGTCAAGAGGTGGAAGAATGAGTATAGGATTATTTGATGCTGATATTGAAAGCTATGGATTAAATCCATTTAATCTTGAACTTATGAAATGCGCCACTTATTATAAAAAGAAAAGAGAGATAGTAGGATTTAGTCCTACATTCTCTCCTGAACGATATACAAGCTTTATTTATAGAAAAGATTGCCAAGATGGGCGATTTGATAAAAGACTTATGCAAAACGACAATATCGAATATGGCGGGCTTGCATTCTCAAATGGGCTATATGTTCCATTAGATAAAAAGATAGAATTATGTAAGCCAGATGTCCATATTTATGATAGCTATATATCTGGATTATTAATAACAAAAACAGATGCAACTGATTTTAAAACCCTTTAGAACGCGCAACATATGAGATTATCTCTTGACAATAAAACGGTTTGGAAAGATTTCTTAAAACCGACAGATATAACTCCAAGCACAGGTATTCTCTATTTTCACGACCCTGATATTACAAAAATAGAAGGTGTTATTGATGCGATTAATATCGCATTGAATCATAACAGAGGGTTCGCGCGCAGATATATAGATACAAAATATCCTATAAAGGTTTATACGTTAGAACAATTAAAAGAATGGTTAGAACTACCATTATCAAGAAATTGTCGTATAGAGTTTTTTGGATTATTAACTAATGAAGAAATAGTATGGATAGCAGAAAATATCCCCCAAGAAAGACTTAGACACGTAAAATACAATCCTGTTTTTGGTACGCAAAATACAGACGAGTTTGTAAAAAAAAGATTGCGTTTAGTCTTTCGTCAAATGGTTTTTTTGCGTAGCCATTTAAAATATATGACACTTATATATAGTGCCTCAATTTTAATTGAACCACAATGGATTGTGGTTTTTGGACTAATGAATGGATATTTTGCGACTACAAAAACCATTCCAGAAAAGAAGTATGAATTAGCAATGGAGTATGACAGCTTTTATAATTTTATAAAAAAAATATTAGATAGACCAGACAGATTTGCTCAAGTAAAAAACACTCCACAGGAAATGAGAGAGGCATTTAAGTTCATACACGATTTAGATTATGATACGTTTGTAGATTTTTATGAATGTAGTAATGTTAAATATAAAGGAGGAAAATTGATATGACAGTACCAGAAATGTTTGCTAAAATTGAAGAGAATCAAGAAAAGATTAAATCTATGTTTGATCCTAGTACTTTCACACTTATGAAAGAAGCACACGAACTTATGAATGAGAATGAAAGACTTATGAAAGCTTGCGCGGACGCCGGCCAGCCTTATAAGAAGGATGGCGCAGATGAGTAAGAAAGAAAAGATTGAGGATTTATTTACAAATGAAACTACAGCATCACTGGCAGACTTTGAGAAATTAGTAAAAGGTTTCAGAATGATGGGTATGT